GTGACGCAAGATCCCACGGATACGGCGAACGGAACAGACGTTGCAAGCTCGACAGCTGATCCGTGGTGCATTGCGACGTGATTACAGACCATGCGCTGTCAGGGTTGACGCGCGACTCTACCGTCGTCAGCGTCACGGGCGACGTCCACGGCAGCGTAAGCCACCGCTTGCCATTGCCCATCATGACGATAGTCTTCGCCGTCGCCTCGACAGGTTGGTCGCATATGCTTGCTATCTCGGCATCGACCGCAGCGATGAGACGGTCGATCATCGCGTCTGATGTCGTGTCACTCGCAGCGATGTTGAGCCAGTCGCTCTTGATGACTTGGCGTGTGGTTAGGCTCATGCAAACCTCGCGAGTTCACGATAGAAAAGTTCGTTGTCTTCGGCTCTCATGTTGCGAGGCACGACCAGCGCAAGGCACCGCCCGTGTGCGTACTGTGCTACCGTCACGGCGTCGCCTTGGTTGCCGCCGAGTATCTTGATGCCGTAGGAGTCCTGCCCCATGTAGAAACCGACGTGGCCGCCGCCGTCACGTGACAGGACGACGATACAGCCCGGCACGGGTGCCGCCAGCCGCTGCCCGTACTGCAGCCATGACCGCGCCGCTGCCGAGTTCGTGCCCGGATAGCCTGCCTGCTTCATGACCCAGTTAACAAACGATGAGCACCACGGGATCTCGTCCGTGGTGCCCTTCAACGTCGTCGTCTTGTGATACTCGATGATACGCGGGTTGTGCTTCGCACCCTTGACTTCGCGCTGCCCGAGTTCGGCCTTGGCAATGTCCATCCAGCTGAACGTGTCGCATTGTGCGACCGGTTCAGCTACCGCAAGCGTCGGTCGTTCAGGTACGTGAACAGTCGCACGTACCGTATCGACCACCTTGCCAGCTTTGCCAGCTTTGCCGGCAGAATTCTTTGCAGCCATCCCGATACCTCCATGTCGTTAGGTGTCACTCAGACGTCTTGTCGTCGGCTGCGAACCGGCCGATGATAAACATGCAAACCGTCAGAATTCCGATCTGCACGTCGGTAGGGATAACGACGATACCGAGAACCTGCAAAATGCCAGCCAGTCCGGCGATGATAGCGCCGAGGGTTGTCTTCCACGATTTCATGGCGAGTCCTATGATGAGTTTTACGATGTGCGGTGTGATCACCGCGATGACCTTCGTTGTCTGCCAAGCAGCTGCGAGAGATTCCGCAAGCGTCGGCTCACGAAAGTACGGAGTCTCTTGCAACGGCTCGTATGGTTTGGCCTCGACATGATTACGCGGCCGTGGTATTTCATACGGCATCTGTTTAACGTTGGTGATGATCGGTTCACCGTCCACGGCGTGCTCGTATTGTGTCCGTGCGGTACACCGTACCGTCGGCCTCCAACGCCGTGATGCGGTACTCGTGACCGATCACGATGCGCTCGACAGCGTCGACCTTCGTATTCGTCTGCTTGAGTTCGGCGATATGTGACTTGACAACGGCCATGTCCTCACGCAGCATGACCATCGTCGTCAGCAGGCCAGCGCCGATGCTGATGACCGCAGCCGAGGCCACGCCTAATACCCATTTCGGGAACTGCTCGTTCATCGCTTGTCCTTCGGGAGTAGTAGCGGCAGGAGACACATGATGCACAAGGCCACGCCGCCGATAAGACCTTCTTCAGGGGAGATCATGGCTGCACCTCCGTTTGTTCTGTCATCCACGGCATCGGTGGCGATGGCTTCGGGTTGTAGGGAATCGTGCGCAGCCGCTTCACCCAGCCGAACTTGAGGTTGTTGCATTGCTCGACTTCTTCCAACGAGATAACCCAGTTGCCGTCGGCATCCTCAATAGGGTTGAAGTACGAATCACGGCAGAACGTCTGCCGTTCTAACGACTTCGCTTGGCCGCGTGTGAGTAGTGCCACCATCGTCATACGGCGCGCCCTAGTGTTTTTTGGTAACGGTTGACAACGTCTACATACAGCGAAACATCAAAAGCTGTTAAGCCCGAACCAAGACTTACGAAAGCAATGTTTCGACTTGAATAAAAGGCAGGTCGATTTTGGCTATCGTTATTTCTAGCAAGAGCATATTCCGGCCTTGTTTCGAACGATTGACCTGTTTGCGTAGTTGTCGCTACTGATGTTGCATTCCTATATGCTGCAAAAGCATCGGTTGCGGTACGTGAACTGATGTACAATCCTGAACCATCGCTATTTACATATGACGATGTATCGTTAGGGTTGTAAGCACCATTCGCAAAGTATGCCGTCCCATCGCTAAATCGGCATGCAATTGATGTGGCCCGGAAAGTATTGGTTGCAGAGTTACCGTGCACTGACCCAATTTCAATGCCTGCAATACCGGCCGCATTCCGTGAATATACCATACGATGCCATGATGAAGCGCTGGAATTGCTGGCGTTGTAATTCGTATTGATGTAGCCGTTAGTCCCGTTGCCAGTAATGCCGTTCGAATTGTGTGTTAACCCACCACTAAACGTAAGCCGATAAGCGTCGTTTGTATCTGACGGGTTTTTCAGGTTCCATTTATGAGTTGTAGCCGTCCCACCTACAAACGGATAGACGGCTTCCATCTTCGTCCATAGCTGGGCTTTCTTCAGGTCGCGCACAAGCTGCACCACGGCCCGCTGCTGCAAAGCAGACGTTATGCCCGCGGCATCCAAGAACGCCCACGCGTCGCGCTCGATGGGAAGTGCGGAGGTGCCTTTCGGGAGACGCAATGACAGGTCACTGTATCGTAGCGATCTTACACTCACGTCAGCTCAGCACCGAAGACTGTGAATGTTAGCGTGTTCGCCGCCGATTCCTGCACCGTCACGACGTCGGTAGAATCCAGCGTTGCGCCGATGGTCATGATAGTAGAATCGTTCGCCGCCACCGTGGTGTCGTATGCGAGATAATGGCTGGAGGCCAGCGTCGCCGCATTGGGACGGATAGCCAGACGATACGTGCGTGCGGTCGTCGTCAGGTTGCAAACGACAAGCGACGAGACCACGACCTGAGTCGTAGACGGCACCGTGTACAGCGTCGACGCTGCCGTCGTGCCCGGCGTTACCTGTCCTAAGATTTTGTAGGTCGTTGCCATGCTATGCGCCCATCAATAGGAAAGGGTGAATGTCAGGTGCCGAGCTGCCGCCCGTCGCCGCGATCGTAAGCGTCTCGTCAGCGCCCGCGTTGTTCTTCGTTATCGTGATGTTAGAGCCGGCAACGATCTTGTCTTCGAGGTAGCCAGGGTTGTTGTCGTTCGCCGACACGCCAGCGAAGTACAATGCGTTGATATCATCAAGGCCGATTTCAAGTTCTTCGGCCGCGCCCGGCTGCAAAACATCAATACGGATGCCGCGGTTGCCGACGATCTTGAACTCCAAATGATCCGGGCTTGTGTCGTCAGACGACACCCTTACCTTCGGGTCGATGTCGTCTCCCGATTGTAGCTCTTGTATCTGGCCCGATGCCAGCACGAGGGGCTTTTTGATTGCCATTGCTTAGGCCAGTGTTATAGGTTGCTGCGGCTCGAAGCTGATCGACGTCGTAGAAACGCCGATGCCAATTTCCTGTGAAAGCGTGCCCGCAGCGGTCGGCGCCGTGGCCGTGTGCCCGCCCGTCGTGCCTAGGTAGTACGGCGCTCCGAGGGTGATCGACGTCAGGCCAGTAAGAGCTCCTTCCATGTACACCGTCGCAGTCGCTGCCGACGTCACGCCCGCCAACACAAAACCATGCGCACGACGTGCGTTGGAGTTGTCGGCTTTACGTGCCTTGCGCGTGCCCCCGTCGTTGAAGATGTTAACGATGTCGCCAGCGGATAAGGTCTCCGAGGCTACCATTGCCTCTGTCTCTACGCCGATGCCTGTGGGCATCATCGTCTGGTCGATCCTGCCAGCCGAGTCAAGGCCGACGATCTTGCCAGCGTCGCCAGCACCAGCTGATGAGGTGGTCGCTTCGACTTCGGCAAGTTGCCCGCTGTCGTTCTTGATGTATTTCGCTGCCATGTTTTACACCGTTGTGATGATTGTGTCTACGTCGATCTGTAGTGTCGTTGCTGTCAAGGCCCGACCCACATGCACCACGATAGCACCGCCAGTCGGGGCCGTCTGTGTAAGGTTGCCGTTCGTGCCTAAGTACACCGTGCCTTTGGTCCATGTCCAAAAGCTGTCGGTGATCGTGCCGTTCATGACCACGCGCACAGTGCCACCCGTCGTTGCCGACGTCGTAGTGATGCCGACGACCTGCGCGTTTGCCAGCGTGTCGTTGGATGCGTACACCGCCTGCCCGCTGCCGTCGGTCGTGACTGCACGGAGGGCGCTGATGTTCGCAGCGGCTACGAGGCTGATGTCGGAGCTGATCGGCACGAGGCCGCCACTGTCCACCGTCAATGTGATCTGCCTGGTGTCGACAGCGATCGTCGTTGCCGCTTCGCCAACGTCAAGCGTAACGTTCGGGCGCTCTATGTTCAAGGTCTGTGTCACTGGGCGATCTCACCGTAGACGGTTACCTCACCACGTGCCAGCTCGGTAGTCACTCCCGATGCCGTCTGCTCCAACGACCAGACGTAGTTGGCACCTGCCGTCAGGGCCGCCGTCGAGGCCGCCGAAAACGACACGCTGAACTTGCCGTTGGCCGCGTCCGTGATCGTGCACGTCGCCGTCGCCGCGAGCACGTCGCCTGCCGTGCGGATCTGTGCAGCGTACGTGCGGCCGCTGATGTTGACAACGGCGCCGGCTTCTTTGATCGTGAACGTGTACGCCCACGGTACGTTACGCACAACGTCGAGCTGTACCGAGGCGCCAGCATTGGATAGTCGGGGGCTGTACATTACGTGTCCACGTCTGCAAGTTTGCGGAAGGGTTGGATGTTGACGACAGGGTCGCCCGACTTGGCTTTCATCTTCATGAGCATCTCGGGGCCGACGTATACCTCGTTGGTTTCGTCCTTCTTGATGATGAAGCCAATCGTCGTCGTCGGTGTCGTGCCGTCGTATGTCACCGACAGGTCATGCCCGACGGGATGCACTAGCAAAAAATCCGTCAGATCCGGCCACGTCACCGTCACGGCGACCGATGCGCTGATTGTCTGTAGAGGCCCCAGAGCCTTGCACCTTGTGCTCACCATAGCTAACCTCCGTAAAAGCTTACCACGGGCCTGCATGAGGCCCGTAGTGAGCTATTACAGCCATGCTCCGAGGCCTGCGTCCGTAGCCGTCACGGGATCTTGCTCGAGCTTGCCGAGCTTACCGTGGGCTGCGAGGTACGTGCCCGTCGTGCCGTTGCCGGCGACGGCGATCAAGTTGATGTAGCGCTTGCGGCCTTGCAGCGGCACGCGGAACTGGAACACCTTGTTATCGTCCGTTGCCGACGGCAGGGTCGAAGTTGTGCCCGTGTCGGGGTCGGTCGACGTGCCGAAGACATAGCCCGTGATGTCGGCGCCACTGTCCAGCGTCGTGCTGTTCGTGATGGCGTCGGACTCCTGAAGCTTCAGCGTAGCAAGGGCGATGTCGGTCGTGCCGAGCTGGACGTTGACTTCGAGGTAGTCAGCGCCGGCAGTGTCGCAGACGGTCGACGTGTACGTTGCGTTGTCAACGACAGCGCCGGGAGCGACGAAGACGTGCGTCTTAGCGGTTTGCAGTGGTTGCATTAGTCGTTACTCCTTAGTCGTTTTGGGTGATGAGACCGACCATAGCACCAGCCTTCTGCAGTGATGCAGTGGCGTTGTAGTTGCCGAAGTCGTGGTTGATGATGTCGAAGCGCTCCGTCACCAGCACCGACACGAGGCGTGCAGCGAAATCGGCGTGCTCTGACGTTTCAATCGTGATGCCGCGACGGTCGCCGAAGTACGACGAGGCCGATACGTCACCGAACAGCAGCGGAACCTGGTTGATGGCCGTAGCCTTCGCCATCACGTTGTTGAGCACAACGGGGTAGCCCATGAGCGTCTGCTGCGGTACGCCGTTAACAACTTCTGTTCCCGTCGTGCCGTTCTTGGCGATGGCAAGATTATACACGACGTTCCAGTAGAATTGCGGCGTGCAGTGGAAGGCGTTGTTGGTGCCAGGGTAGTTGGCGACCTTGCCGATCATCGCGATGATGTCTGCAAGCGTGATGGCCGACCACGTCGTGCCTGTGGCTACGACAGCAGAACCGAGCTTTGCCTTGTCGGCATCTGTTGCCCATGTGCCGCCACCGTCTTCGAGCAGCTTGCGGTACTTGTACGTGGCGCCGATGATGCCGCCGTACGTCGACGTGCCGTCACCAACAAAGCCGCATTCGTCTTCGCGCTGTGCCAGCTTGTAGGCTGCCCAGTTCGTAATCTCGTCGGCGATGGAAACCGTTGCGTCTTCGCCCAGCTGCTTGCTGTACTTGGTCAGTACTGCCAGTGTCTTAGCTGAGAGCGTAAGGTTTGTCCATGCCAGATCAGATGCCGTAGGTGCGACGCCTTCTCCAACGAAGTATGTGTCGTTGCCTGATACTTCCTTGAGAATATGGCGTGTATCGGAGCCCATACCGACGACGTTGGCTCCACCGCGGAAGACGCCATATTGCTCCTTGAGGTTCCAGATTGCCGATTCCATCTCCTCCGGTACGAGGATGCCGCCCGACGTGTTGTTAGCTGACGTCAGCGTCTTGAACGACACGCCGTGATCGTCGCACCACTTCTTAGCGTCGGCACTGCCCATCTGGGCTTGCAGGAACTGGCCGACCTTGTAGGCTTCGGCGCTGTCCTTGTAGACGCGGCTCTTCTGGCCCTTCGACGTGATCGTCGGGGCTGATGTCTTCGTTGTCATGGGCTGTGCTCCCGTCGGTGTGTTGATGGCCGACTTGATGACTGCGGCTGTGGCCTTCTTCTTTTCGATGCGGGCCGTCGCCTTGTTGATGAGGGACGCAAGCGTCAGCGCCTGCGCTTCGACGGCGGGTGCCACTTCGGGGCTGTCCTCGACGTCAGGGGATTCCGTCAACGCTGTCAAGGCCTCGACTGCCTGAGCTACCGCAGCGGCCATCTCTTCGATGGTGGCGTTGGGGTTCTCAAGCAAGGCCTGCAGCGCCGCAATGATCTCTTCGAGATTCATAGGGTATGGTCCTTGAGTTGACTGTTGATGAGTTGCCGCAGGGCCTTACGATTTCGACCGGGCTTCGCCTCGGTCTCTTCTTTTGGCTGCGGTGTTGACGCGGCAAGAAGCCGCTTGATTTCGCCGTGTGCCTCTTTCAAGATCCCCGCCAGGGTCTCGAGCAGAGCCACATTGCGGGACGATAAGATTCGCCCCTCTTTCATGCGCATATCGAGACGCTGCTTTGTACGCTCCACAAGCCAGGTGACCTCGTTCCCGAGGCCGACCACGTGGTCGTCATAGTCGCCGCGTCGCTTCAATGCTATCACTTGCGTATTCGGGTTGGCACCGACCAGCACAGGGCTGATCTCGTGCAGGTCGACTTCGTAGATCTCTTTCGTGCCGTCTTCGCCAAAGCCGTCGACGATGGTTGTGTATCCCACGCTGAACTCGCGGAAGCCGCCCTGCTTGATGAGGGTGTACGTCTCGTCTGCGTCCTTCGTGTCAAACATCGTGCCGCGGAACCACAGGCCGCCGTTGGCGCGCGTTACCTCGTCGATGTTAGGATCGTCGAGTTCTGGGTCGCCGGGCAGGACTTCCTTCGCTTCGGTGCGGAAGACCGGAAGCGTCCAGTCGTGAGCCTTGACACCAACGGGCATCTGCTTAGCTAGCGACTTGGCGTAGCAACCGGGCATCATGCGTTCGTTGTAACTGTCCACCACGTTGAACGTCGAAGCGATCGCCGTAAAGGTGCGCGCTTCGGGGTCCGTGCCGATGACCTTAAATCTGATGTCGTTCATTGTCCAGCCTCTGCAGGTTGGTATCCTGATGTGATTTTGCGCTTGCGAACGGGACGGATGACGCACCGGCAGTTGACGATAGACGACGGGCTGCCAGTGCCTACGGCGGGGCCGTCTAACGTCTTGCCCGTTCGGCTGATCTGGCCGTTGGCGTCGGCCTTAAGTTCGGGGAACTTGCCCGTGACGTTCACGTACAGGCCGTCCATCTCACGATGCGATGGACGCACCTTGTCGTCGCGACGCGTTACCCACACCCGCAAGATCTCGTCCTCGGTGCCTTCCTTGCCTTCGTTCATCTTCTTCCACGTGTCCTTCTGCGTCTCCGTTGCCGAGGCGCGCGTGACAGTCCGTGCGATCGTCGCAGCACGGGAGACGGTCAACGTCTCGACCTTGCTACGTAGTGCCGTCTGCAGCTCCGCTTCGGTAACGCCACGGTTGTCCTCGATGGTCTGGCCGATCTCATCGCGTGCCGTGCCGTAGGCCATCGTCAACAGCTCGCGCTGCTGCGCTCCCACGCGTTCTTGGATCGTGTCGAAGATTGACTGGAACTCGGCAGGGTTGCCCTCGGCAGCTTGCACCGCCAGATAGAATATCTCGCGCAACAGGCCGGAGCGGACCTTTGCCGATGCCGTCAGGTACTGCGCTGTCAGCTGGTCGATCTTGATGCGCGTCACGTCCAGCTCGCCAGCCTTCTGGCCCGTCAGCTGTTGCATCATCGTCTTCATGCCGTCGGCCACGAACGGGATCAGCTCGGCTGCGTAGTCGTTCATGATCTTGTCAGCAGCCCGCCAGTAGTCGGCCGCCTCCTTCTCCGTCTGCCGGTAAAACTGGATGGGCGGCTCGGGTTCGGGTGGCGCGATGTTCGGGTTCGTGATCGCGGCCGGTGCTTCGGGGTCGATCGCGTCGAGGCTGACGCCGTCCGGTACAGGTGACGCCGCGCCCAGCATCATCGGGCCGCCTACGGGTGCGACGATGTCCTGCTGGTACTTGCCGCCGCGATCTTCGTCGGTTAGTGTCGGCATACCCATCTTGACGCGGGCCTCATCGACAGTGATGAGATTCGCGTTGAACTGCGCAATTACTGGGTAGATAATTGAGTCAGGGTCAGACTGTAGCGCCTGCACGTTCGAAGTGTCAAACTGCAGCCGCACGCCGGGAAACTCAGAGGCGAACGATAGCGCCATCTGTTCCTCCCATGCGTTCCACGTTGGTACGCGCGTCAATGTCGTATACTCGCGGAAGGCCGTTTCTTTGTTGGCATACGTCGACGACAGCAGTCCCGCACGGGTCATAGCCACGGCCGGATCGACACGGAAGGCGCCGCAGATGGCGACCTCGAACTGCGTGAACTGATCGGGTGCGCTCAGGGCGTTGATCGACTGACCCATCTCGGAATAGCTTACACCGCCCGACAGCACCAACGGCTTGCCAGACTGCGGACCCATGCCGCCGATCTTCTCGGCAAACTGTTCCTTCAGCTGTTCGACCACGGGGCTTGGCAGCATCTCCTGACTCGACAGGATGCCAGGGATAATGCCGCCGTTCTTGGCGATGCTGTACAGCGTCGTCATGAGTTCGTTGTATGCGTCGATGCTGATGGACGACACGACGATAGGCGACAAACCCAGATGCGGTTGCAGCGGGTCGATGTAATACGACTTGATGTGCACCACGTCGCGGA